CGTAAATGTTCAAGCACTGGCTAGAAAAATTCTAAGAGATGGTGATATGTCACCTGAAGTAATTAGAACAGAATCTGAAGTAGAAGAGATGCAACAGATGCAACAGCAACAGCAACAAGCAATGGCATTACAGCAATTTGCACAACAATTTGCTCCTGACTCAGGAAATACACCTCCGGCACAGCCTGCTGTATAAATATAGTTTTAACAGAAACTAAAAAAGAACAGAAACTATGAGTAATAAATCTACTGCACAATTGCAACTATTCTATCGTCAAATCTTTGAATCCACAGCAGGTAAAGCGGTATTAGATGATTTAGAAAGAGTCACTAATCAAACCAGAGTGACTTCTGATTCACCTAATCCTTATGCGGCCGTCTATGTGATTGCACAACAACAATTGGTGAAAAGAATTAAAAATATGTGTAAAGAACGTAGTGCTGTTTCCAATGACAAGGAGCATATAATATGAGTAACGAAACACTACAAACACAACAACCAAGCACAGAAACTGTAAAAGCACCAGATCTTTTAGACGGTGTGCAAGAACAGGTGCTACCAGATACTGCACAAGCAGTCACACAAGAACAAGCACAAGAAACAGATAGACCAGAATGGTTGCCTGAAAAATTTAAAACAGCGGAAGACCTAGCAAAATCTTACACAGAATTAGAAAAACAGATCAGCACAAACGTGCCTAAAGAATATGAATTTTCTATTACAAAAGATGTAGGACTTGCTGAAATGCCACAAGATCTAGTGGGAGAAGTATCAGAGGTATTCCGTAAAGCAAAGTTTTCACAGGATCAAGTCAAGACAGCACTAGCTCTGTATGCTGATCAAATTGCTAAAGTGCAGGATCAGATAGCAAGTCAACCCAGAGTTGATCTACAAAAAGAAGAAGCATCGTTAAAAGGTCAGTGGGGCAACGACTATGCTAAACGTATAGAAGCAGTCAAAAAGTTTGCTACAACTATACCTGAAAGAGTATTGCAACAACCACTAGTGGACACAGCAGAAGGCATAATGTTCCTAGAACAACTGATGGAAGGCAACAGAATGCCTAATCCTATACAGAACACAACAGTCACAACAGGCAGAGATCCTGTTGCTGTCAGAGAAGAAATACAGCGTATGAGAGGTGATGCTAAATTTAAATTACCTCCAGGTGATCCTGTAGGAGAAGCACACAGACAGAGGTTATACAACCTTTACGAACAATTAGATAGACTTGAAAAACGATAATGCGTATAGCGAACAGCACACGTTTGCAAGACTACATCGTGCGTTTCCAAAATCTATTGAGCACAGATACCTGTGAACAAATCATAGAATGGAGCAAATCAGAGCCCGAGTCAGACAATGCTTGGGACGGATTTGAACCAGCCAAAAGCGCAGTGAGCAACACAGAGAATGTGGTATTAGACACAAGGACTTGCGATTTTACAATGCTGGGACCTAACAGAGGACCCTGCTGGGATCGTATAGAACTAGCCTTACATCACATACTTGAACACTACCCATACCTGCACAAAGCCACAGCACACACAGGAGTTCAACTGATACGCTATGGCCATGGTCATCACTTTGAAGAGCACGTGGATTCATACGGAGGTGCTCCACGTATCTTGAGTGCTAGTATCGTATTAAATACGGACTACGAGGGTGGTGATCTTACTTTCTGGCAGGATCAATATCAAACAATAACACACACACAGGGGGACGCTACGGTGTTCCCCAGCAACTTCCTATTTCCACATCAAGTGAAACCTGTCCAAAACGGCACACGTTACGTGTTAGTCGTTTGGTTCGTCTGATCTATGGGTCTTGGATTCAACTGGTATTACCAAAACCAACGCAAAAGTTCTATGGGTTCTGGATTCAATTGGTATTACCAAAAAATGGTAAAATAAAAAAAAAGGTAATACCAGTACATTTGGTATTACCAGATTTGGTTTGGTTTGGTTTGGTTTGGTTTATTTGGATATGCCTATTAGCAGACTGATCAATCCTAAAAAAGACAAAGTCGCGTTACAGACTAACAAAGGTCTGTCACGCATTATAAAAGCGGCTAAAAGCCATAATAGACCAGCAACAGCCATAATCGTAGCACCTAAAGGATAGATTCCCAGATTATTGATTATAGTACCCGTGACCAGCAGTATCGTTGCTAACCATTTAATAAAAGATAACATCACGATGACAGCCCTTTTATGATCTGATGCTTCTCTAAAAGGTTATCGTCTATTTTTAATATCCGTTGATATTTCTTTATGATGTGTTGCTCATCCTGTAAATGTGACGGATTAGTTGTTGTAGCGATATTTTTATTTAGATCTTTTTTATTCTGTACCCAAGCCTCTAAAAGCGTATCCAGTTTAGGATCCGCAATCAAGTCTTTTACAGATCGCGGCAGTCTATCTATAATAATAAAATCCATATATTGTTTTACAAAAGCATCTATACACGGTGTCATAATCGCATCCGCAGTCTTTTTTTTGTGATGCTGTGTATCTTTGTGTCGTATAGACTCGTACAGATAACGATGCTGTATCCTGTTTATGACATTAGCCAGAGCGACAGCGTGTTTGTGTATCTCATCCTTTCTTTTATCCAGATCCGTCTGTGTAAATGTACAATCCAGATTCAATAGTTTTACTATGGGGTCATCATCACGATATGGTCTATGCTGATACAGAGTCGCAAACATCGTTTGATTGAAACTTTGCCCTGATGACATGTCACCAGGGGGCCAGTGATTTATGCCGTAGCCAATAGTGTAGTCACCTTTGTAATAACGATTGTTTGTGATAGATTTAGGATTTATAGTCGCAAACATTAAATCCGCATTTCTCGTGCTGTGAGCCCTGCCTAAATGTGTTTTGCCGTTGATCTCAATCACCTCATAATTCGTCTGTGTGTTTGCTATGGCATCATATAGATGATGAGTTGTTACAGCAGTCTGTCCAGAATAAGTTGCTCTGTTGATTAAAAGACACCATCCGTAATCTAACTCACCCAGCGGATTGATCCCCCGTGCTGTTTTAAATCTGAATGCTAAAGGCCAGTGATCACCATATGAGTACAATGTGTTGTTATAGATCTTAAAGTTGTTGTTGTCTAAAGACAGAGTGCTGTAATCGCACTCTGTCGTATCCAACCATCTTTGTATTTTTTGATAGACTCGCATACTAATCAATCACCGCTTCAATATCCGTCTCACCGTACTGAAGCAGATAATCCGTGTAGTCCATCGCTGTGTATGTGCCATCCTGATTCTTAACATAAGCCGTATCCTTTTGTCCAGTCACAGCATAGTCCGTTATTATCGCTTCTTTGCTGTCCAGGTCCAGTTTAGCGGCCCATAGTTCAAGTTGCTCATCTGTAGCATCATCTATGATCCGTTTAGGGATATAAAAGGTTTTATTTGTTTTTGTCATTGTTTTGTCCTTTGTTTGTTGTTTTGCTCACTGACCTCTTTCTCTTCCCTTTAGTAGTGCTCACTATCGTTAGTTTAACATCGTGCTCTATATTTGTCAAGTTTTGTATGGGCCAACCCAGTTTTTTTATGAGCGGCCGTGACATGTGATGTGATAACACCTCAATCATATGGGGTTTATTCTTCTGTCTCATCCTCACTCGCTTTCTGTGTCAATCCTTTGCTAAATCTATACACGGGATCCTTTAGGTTAGCAACAACAGACTCTATATCCAGTTTAGGATAACGCACCAGTGATTTAGACTCTAAAGACTGAATCTGTGCTGTTGTTGAAGCCAGCAGTTTATCCAACCGTTTGTCCATTTCTTTCTGTAAGCGAGCCTGTTCTCTCTGTCGCTTTTGCTGTAGCCTTTGTTGTAGTCGCTGTCGCAAACGCTCACCTCTACGATTTACAGCAATCTGTAGTGTGATCGCAAACGATCGTATGAGTCTGTCGTAGCGTTGTTGTTTGTCTCGTGCTGTTTCGTTGCCGTACGAGTAAGCATCGCAATAGAGTGTGATGACTCTGTCATCCAGTGCTCGCGAGTTATTCGTCCAGTGTCCCCAGGGTCCAGATCCAGCAGATGTGTGTTTTATGATAACATAATCCTGTTTTGCTTCGCGTCGCAATAGATCTAAATCTGCCGCGATGTGAGCATATGTGTCTCTGATGTGTTGAGTGATGGGATCACGCTCACGACCAGCAACCAGCATAATACAATCCGTGACTTTGTAGTATAAGTCATCTGCTCGCTCGCGTTTGTATAATACAGATAGTATGTGTGACAGATCCGCTGTCGTTATTTGTTTGGCCATTTGTAGTATATAGTCCTTTCTGTTTGTGACTCTGTTAAATGTGAGTCTGTTTTTTATAAGCATAGTATAACATATGAATCACTCTGTGTCAATCGTCTTTTTTGGTAAAGTCACCAGTATGCTAACAGCCTGAAATCCCTCTGTGATCTTAACCTTTGCTGTCACCACAGCCGTCGTGATGGTAACGGGTGACTGAATCGCTACTACGATGTGACCTCGCGGCCTGTAGCGATCTAAAGGTGATCCTGTGTCGCAGTATCTCATCTAAAGGTGATCCTGTGTCGCAGTATCTCGTTAAAAGGTGACTGAATCGTCATTTAGGTGACTGATCCATCAAGTTGGATTCAAGTATGATGTCACCACGCGGCCAGTGCTATGATCACAAGGTCACTGAATAACTACCTTTGCTGTCACCAGGTTTCGCGTATAACCCGTGCTTTAGTCACTAAAGCCTAACGCGTATGTAACCATCTTTGACACGCACTCGCACGGTGACTGATACACGCTGTTGATGTCACCACCTGACTGCCACCGTGATCACCCGCGTCACCTCGCACGACTTAATCGTAGCCCGCACTCTATTGACATCTGTGTGTCTGTGCTGTATAATAGTGATATGATAGACTTTGTACTTTTAGGTTGCTCTATGATTGTAGCAATCGTGATACTATATAATCTATTAAAATAGATTGACATACAGATCCAGATCATATAAAATAATAACAGACACGACGGTTTGTTTAAGTGTGTAATGATGGTTCCGTTACACGGTT